AGAGTAGAGAAAAGTGGAGAAGAGTAGAGAAAAGTGGAGAAGAGTAGAGAAAAGTGGAGAAGAGTAGAGAAAAGTGGTTAGAAGAACGAAAAGCAGGAATAGGTGGTTCGGATGCTGCTACAATCTTAGGATTAAATCCATATAGTGACAATATTAAATTATGGGAAATTAAAACTAAAAGAGTAGAACAAGAAGATATATCAAATAAGCCGTGCGTAAAATATGGAGTTGAAATGGAAGATAATTTAAGAAATAGTTTTGCAATAAAGCATCCAGAATTTGAAGTTAAACACGAAGAAAACAAAATAATAAAACATTCTAAATATCCATTTTTATTTGCGAGTTTGGATGGAATATTAACAAATAAAGAAACTGGAGAAAAAGGAATACTAGAAATTAAAACATCTGAAGTTTTAAGAAAATCACAAAAAGAAAAATGGAATAATCGAGTCCCAGATAATTATTTTATTCAAGTACTACATTATTTGAATGTTACAGGATATACATTTGCATATTTATTTGCAGAATTAAAATATTCTGAAGATTTACAAATATTAAAAACATATAAGTTTGAACGAAATAATTTTATTGAGGATATAAATTATTTACAAGAAAAAGAAATTGAATTTTGGAAATATGTCGAGGAAGATAAAAGACCTCCATTGATATTACCAAAAATTTAAAGAAGGAGAATTTTAAATGGAATTAAAAATAGAGGGAATAAAAGAAATAGAACCAATTAGATTCAATTATGAAGAAATAAAAAATTGGGTAATAGAAAAATCAAAAGAATATAAATCAATAGTTTATACAGAAGACACTATAGAAAATGCAAAAACAGATAGAGCTACACTAAACAAAGTAACAAAAGCAATAAATGATGAAAAAATCAGACTAAAAAAAGAAGTATTAAAACCTTTTGAAGATTTTGAAAAGAAATGTAAAGAATTACAAGGAATAATGATTGAAGCTACCAACTCAATAGATTCACAAATTAAGTCTTTTGAAGAAAAAGAGCAAAATAAAAAAAGAGAACAAATAAAAGAAATCTTTAATGCACATATAGGAGATTTTAAAGATTTAATTAGTTTTGAAACAATATTTAATTCAAGATGGTTGAATAAAACTTACTCAATAAAAAGTATTGAAGAAGAAATAAAACATATCTTTATTAAAACTAGCAATGATTTTGATGTGATTGATGGACAAATTAAAGACGAAGTCATTAATAAACAAGTAAAAGCTTATTACTTTAAAAATATTGCAGAGCCAACAGTTTTAGGAAATTCTTTGCAAGAAGGATTAAAAATTGTTGAAGCTAATAAGAAGCTTGAAGAATTCAAAAAGCAACAAGAAACAAAGCAAGAAAATAAAAATGAAATTCAAATAGAAGAAGTAAAAGTTAATACTAAAAAAAATGAAGTTATAGAAAATCAAGAAACAATAGAAACTATAGATTTTAGAGTTTGGGTGACTAAAGAACAAAAAATGAAATTAAGAGAATTTTTAATTCAAAACAATATCAAATATGGAAAGGTGAATTAATAAGATGGAAATGAATGAACAATTATCAATAAAAGAATTAATAGAATTAGAAATTATAAAAAGAAACTATGAAAGATTAGTAAATAGAATTTTACAAGATATTGAGCTATCTAGTTGGAGAGATGAACTTAATATTTCTGATAAAGAAAAAATAATTCTATTAGTAGAAATGATAGAACCAGAAAAATTCAAAGAACGAAAAGAAAAATTAATAAAAGAAAAGAACGAAAAGGAAGCACAATAACACACAGAAATTTGAAAAAAATAGGAGAAAATAAAAATGGAAGTAAAAAATAGTTTAGTAAATAAAGAACAAAAACAAACTTTTAGTGCATTTTTGGCGACAGATGCAATGAAAAAGAAAATCAATGAAATGGTAGGTGGAAAAGACGGACAACAATTCGTAACAGCAATAATATCTGCTGTTTCTACAAATCCTCAATTAGCAGAATGTGAAAACTCTTCAATAGTTTCGGCTGCTTTATTAGGACAAGCATTAAAATTAAGTCCAAGTCCACAATTAGGGCAATACTACATAGTACCTTTTAATAATAGTGATAGAGGATGTAAAGTTGCACAATTTCAATTAGGATACAAAGGATATATTCAATTAGCAATACGAAGCGGACAATATAAAAAGATAAATGTATTAGCAATAAAAGAAGGAGAACTAATTGAATACGACCAATTAAACGAAGAAATAAAAGTAAATTTAATAGAGGATGAAGAATTAAGAGAACAAGCTAAAACAGTTGGATATTATGCAATGTTTGAATACTTAAATGGATTTAGAAAAACACTTTATTGGAGTAAAAATAAAATGTTGGCACATGCTGATAAATACTCTAAAGCATTTAGTGTAAATGCAACAAAAGGAAAATATCCTAAAGTTTCTTTTGAAGATTTTGAGGCTGGAAAAGTAGCAGAAGAAGATATGTGGAAATATAGTAGTTTCTGGTATAAGGATTTTGATGGTATGGCTTATAAAACAATGCTAAGACAATTGATATCTAAATGGGGAATTATGAGCATTGATATGCAAACAGCGATGGAAAAAGATATGGCAGTAATTAAGGAAAATGGGGATTATGAATATATCGACAATAATTCAAATGAAATAGATGTTGTTTCAAATGAAAAGTCAAACGAAGAAAAAGTTGAAATCCAAGAAAATGTAAACGATAAGAAAGAAGAATACGAAGATCCATTCTTGAATTAAGAAGGAGATAAATTAAATGATAGGAACTAAAAAAGAAATACTACATAAACTAATAAATTTAGAAGATGAAGAAAAAGTATACGAACTAAAAGAATATAAACAAAAAAGAAGTTTGAATGCAAATAATTTATTGTGGTTGCTAGTGAATAAGCTAGCAATTGCAATAAAAAGTACAGCAGATGAAGTATATATATCAATGTTAAAAAGATACAGCGAGTGTCAATTAGTTAGCGTAAAGAGTGAAATAAATGTAAATGGATTTTTTAAGTACTATGAAGAAGCGGGAAAATCAATTTTAAAAGGTCAAAGCTACACACACTATAAAATATATTTAGGAAGTTCAGAAATGAACACAAAACAAATGAGTCGTCTAATTGATGGCGTAATAGATGAATGCAAGGCATTAGATATAGAGACAATGCCAGAAGAATATGTAAAAAGATTAAAAGAAGAATGGAGATAGATAATGGAAAAAGAAAAGATGGAAATAGAAAAAATGTTAGAAGAGATTAAAGAAATGTTACAAAAAAATGTACAAGAAAAACTAAACGCAAAAGTTAATGTAATAGTTAAAGGAAATAAAAGTGAAGTAGCAATTGAAGGAACTTTTTTAGGAATGTTAATAGCTATTACAAACATTATTCAAGCAGTAAATGAAAGAATGAGAGAAAAAGAGATAGATGAAGAAAAAGTAAAAGAAGCTTTGGAATCAGCTTTTAAAGAAGGAATGGAGGCATAAAATGGAGGAATTATTATTAGAAAAATTAAATAAATCAATACCTGGAGCAGACGCAGAATTTAAAATAAAAGTTAGAGGAAGTGATTGTGAAATAGAAGGTGAAGGAAATATTGCTGGAATGTTATTAGCGTTTTCATCACTTGCCGAGGGGGTAAAAGAGCACTTAGAAAAAAGAGGAATGGACAGAAAATTAGTTAAATTTTTATTAGAAGAATCTTTTTATAATGGAATGGAGGAAACAGATGAATAAAATAATCTTAATTGGCAGATTGACCAAAGATATAGAAATAAGATACACACAAAATCAAAAAGAAGTAGTAAGTTTTGATTTAGCAGTGAACAGAAACTATAAAAATGCGAATGGAGAATACGATACAGATTTTTTTAAATGTATCGCTTGGGGTAATCTAGCTAAAACAATACAAACATATACCTCGAAAGGCTCACAAATTGCAATTGAGGGAAGAGTAGAAAACAGAAAATATCAAGCTCAAGACGGCACAAATAGATATGTAACAGAGGTAGTAGTTGAAGGAGTTCACTTAATAGATTTTAAGAAGAGTGAAACACCTAAGACAGAAGAAGTTGTTTATCATGATGATCTTCCATTCTAAGGAGATAATATGAAAAGATATAGTATATTAAATAATCTAGGAACT